TGTTGAAACCAATTTTCCAATGCATTTTCATGGAAACAGTGTTGGCAATATACAATTTGCATTAACGGATCACCCTCTTGAAAATCTTCCAAGGTAATCGGACAATTGGTATTTCGCAGTTGCAATGTGGTTTCGTAGTTGAACCGGTTTACGGCCGATGAAATTTGCTCCGGCGTTGGACGAACAATCACATCTTGAAATTGTGTGGGTTGTCTACGCTGCGTTGTTGGTCGAAACGATAAATTCTGAAGAATTTGCGATAGCGTGGGCTCACGAAAGGGACGTTGTGTGTGTCTCGCGGATTGTGTGGTTTGCGGTGGCAATGGCGGTTGTTGTCGAGAACCTGTCCTCGGAAAACGTTGTGAATGACCTGTTTGATAATGTTGTTGCGGAACCGTATACGAAGGCTCTTGTATAGGTCGTTGTCGTTGTTGCACAATAAGTTCATATAAAATTTGAAATATACACCGGATGTTCGATTGATACTCACGCATGTTTTGGTTATAATCATGGGCTATTGTTTCTAAAAACTGAATATACATGGTGTTTTCATGGGGCGCGGTGTTTGAATATGTATTTGTGCGATGAGGAGGAGGTGCGCCCGGCATTGTGTCAGTAAAGGATTGAATTATACGTTGAATTTCAATACGAATTGCATTATTCAAGTCAGCAGAATTCCCATTTGACATTTTTGCAATCTATATAAAGATTTGTGAAGTTAATACAGTAACTAAAAAAATTCTTTCTATATGGATTTGACAAAATATCACAATAAAGGGATGACAGGTTTGGAAAATCTGGGGAACACCTGCTTTTTGAATTCAAGTTTACAAGTATTAAATCATACCTATGAACTCAATGAGTTTTTGAGTTCTGAGAAATATAACCGATTGCCCAAGGCCAAATCGCCGGATACGACGATTTTGAATGAATGGAATGATTTGCGAAAGGTGATGTGGAGCGGAAATGGAATTGTAACACCTAAAAAATTTGTATATAATGTTCATAAAATAGCCAAACAAAAAAACCGTGATTTATTCACAGGATTCGCCCAAAACGATATGCCCGAATTTTTATTATTCATGATGGATTGTATACACAACTCTATTTGTAGAACGGTGAATATGCGTGTTCTTGGAAATCCGTCATCGTTGACGGACGAAATTGCAGTGAAGTGTTACAATGCATTAAAAGCGACGTATGAAAAAGAGTATTCTGAAATCATGGAAATGTTTTATGGTATGTATGTGTCCGAAATTTCATCGATCGACGGAAACGTCTCACACATCATAAAGCCCGAATCCTATTTTATATTGGATTTGCCAATTCTGTATGGAAATGAAATGGCCACGAATTTATATGGGTGTTTCGATTTGTTTGTGCGACCTGAATTTTTAGACGGGGAAAATGCATGGTTCAACGAAACGAGTCAACAAAAGGAGAACGTGCGGAAGCAAATCTCGTTTTGGAATTTCCCGAATATCCTCGTTATTTCATTGAAGCGGTTTACGCCCGATGGTCGGGGAAAAATGAACCAACGCATTGAGTTTCCGCTAGAAAACCTGGATTTATCGAAATACGTGCGAGGGTATAATGCGAAAAGTTACGTCTATGATTTATATGGTGTGTGCAATCACATGGGTGGTCCGGCTGGTGGACACTATACTTCTTTTGTGAAAAATGCTACGAATGAGTGGTATCATTATAATGATCGTAATGTCAACCGCATCGACGATGTTTCGAGTATCGTAACACCAATGGCCTATTGTTTGTTTTACCGTAAAAAAAATAATCTGATATAATATAATACATCGTTGAATATTTATTAGAATGGATTCCTCTGGAAATGTTATCGATTCTTCTGGAAACACCACAGGAAAAACTTCAGCATCGGCTTCATCGGCAACGAATTCTATTCAAGATATATTCAATACCATATTTACATCATCCAACATGGTTTTGATTTTATGGTTTTTAGCAATATATTTTGTAGCATATTTTGTGATGAAGTTTTTCTTTTCCAAAAATGGGGAGACTGGCGGAGCACCTAGCATCATTGGTCGAATATTGGACGCTCTTTTTTTAGGAGGGTTGCTTCTTTATTTGATCATTACGTATTTTACAGAAACGGACAAGGCATCGCTTTTGAAAAAAACGTATTCCCAATTTACTACCTATGTGAATGACCCATCCTCCTTTTTCACGGCTCTTCTGTCCATTTTTCTATTTTACATTGTCGTATATTTTTTTCAACTACCCATGACAGAAACTACGAAACCTATTTCCATTTATTTAATCGAAACTGGTTTGTGGGTTGTATTTATGATTATATTGTTCGTAGATTTTTTCAAATATGTTCTCGGTGTATCGATCACGGATGTCCTTTCGAAACTCAACATTTTGGGGGAACAGCCGACTTTTTCTATCGATGCGTCCGGTCATTTGATAGATGCGTCCGGCAATCAAGTGGATGCTTCTGGGAATCGAATTCCTAAGCCCACCGTTTCAGACGCGTCGAGTTGTCTTGCAAATGCGGGAAATCCGACCGACGAAGTCTTTAATGTTTCGAATAATGTATATACCTATTCAGACGCACAGGCGGTATGTAATATATATGGTGCAAAATTGGCAACCTATGACCAAATTGAACAGTCCTATCAAAAGGGAGGAGAATGGTGTAATTACGGGTGGTCCGACGGACAAATGGCGTTTTTTCCGACACAAAAGTCGACGTGGACGAAATTACAGGCCACGGATAACCACAAAAATGACTGTGGAAGACCCGGTGTAAACGGCGGCTTTATCGCAAACCCCTATATCAAATTCGGCGTAAACTGTTATGGACAAAAACCGAAACCCACGGCCGATGATTTGGCGAAAATGAATGCACGCCAAAATACAGCGTATCCACAAACCGCCGCTGATATTGAAATGGAAAAGAAACTGAACCAATGGAAAAACACGGTTTCCGTGAATTCCTACAATAACAAAAAATGGTCGCAATATTAATCTCTCAAGGGTAAGTGGCATAAGGCCGGTGCACATTTTGTTACATATTATGGTAACAACATGTTGTAATATTATTGGGTCGAACCCCACTCCGTCGTCGAAAATCTATCATCGATTTGTTGTTTTACTATTTTCATCGATACAAGTGTTAGACCAAAGGTGGCCATTATCCACACAACAAGCACGATTTCTTTCCATAATTGTTGGACCGGCTCAGATTGGCCATCGTAGATGATCTTCATAAAAAATACAATAAGAAACGCAACGATAATGTTTGGTATTTTATGTTCGATGGATTCTTGCGCATCCGTATCTTTGTGTTTTGTTTCCAATATCGCGTCAAAAATGTCCGGGAAATAATTCGTCCCTTCGTTCTCATGGTGTTTCACATGATACGCATTGACTTTATGATACGTGTAATTTATGTAATGTATGCTAGTATATAGTATGGAGTTGAAACATGAAACCCATTCGTTTATCCATATTGTCCATGGATACAGAGGGTAAATATATTTCGGTATCATTAAAAAACCCGTCATCATAGAAATCTCAGCAATAATATTTGTAACATAGGTGGACAAATGATCATTGCTATGATGATAACAATGTGGTATAGAATACATATTATAATACGTATATTCCGAGTGTAATAGTGTATGCCCTAAATAATTAATAAAATACGCATATAGAAATGCAACTATACCATGTGCGATGTTCCCGTCACATAGCCAAATTGAACATAGGAAAAAAAGTGTCCACGGTATAGCATTTTCATAGAAGGAAAACAGGATGTCCCTCCATTTTTGGTTCATTCTTTTGATACGAACACGGGTTATCCGTTGTATATGATACACACACCCTTTATTTTTACACATTTCGACGCCAATAACATCCTGTTTATAGGGTCGATGTTGCAAAAGACACTGTGAATTCAATGCTAAACAGTTTCGACATAATAAGTAAGAAAATTTTTCCTACAATAAGCGCCGCTATATTGGATAAAAATTCAAGTGTAATTTCGTATTCGTGATCACAAGTATAGCAAATTTTCATATTTTGAAACAGAAACATGCGTGTTCCGACGATGCTTGTTCCCAAATGTTTCCTTTCTAAAATCGTTAACGGACAATTATGTAGAAAAACACAGGACATCGCATCAAGTGCAACAATGTTTAATAAAACAGTGAGATCATATATATTGGTGTCGAATAATAAAACAATTGCTCCAAAACACATGATAATCATATGTAAAATTCCGTAATATACCCCCCATGCAGGTTGAATATAAGGTTGGATGAAATTGGCAATGGTGCGGACGATGTTCTCTCCCAACGGGACCGTTTTTTCAATCTCTTTCGGTTTTGTTTTTGGTTTCGCGTTCTTTTTTCCGTTCCTTTTTCCGTTCCTTTCCCCGTTCCTTTTCACGCTGTCTTTTTGTTTTGTCATATTTTGTAGAATATATTCATAAAAAATATGTGTGTCTGTAACTCATCGGCCTATTATTTACGAGTATGTTCTTCATCATGTTCTCGATTATTTTTTTCGACAATAAGTTCATAAATCGCATCCAACTTTTTATTATATACAACAAATGCCTTATTATAAGCATAACCGATAAAATATACGGAACATAGGACATACGTAAACATGGCCATAAGAAGAAATAGAATAACTTTTGTGTTATACAATGTGTTTGCTAGTTCTTCCATGTTTTTCTCTATAATATAATATATTTATTCTGTTGGCTTTTTTACACACTGTTTTTACGTATTTTCCTAGAGGTCCGATTCGACCCCCTGTGACAAACGGCCTGCAACATTTTATCCAGTTGATCATTGCCCATGATTTTGATTTCATGACAAAGGGGTGTGGACCCACTTTTGCTTCTTCCGCCGCCACTATGCCAGAGACTGTTATGTTTGGGTTGGATATGCACCAATCCAATTGGCACAGAGAGATCTTGTAAACGCTCAAGTCCTATATGCGAAGTCATTGTTGAATCCACGTATTCTTTTATAGGATATCCACCCGACATATTTTTCCCATGTTCGTCTTTTCCATAGATATATTTTTCAATAAACATTTTCTCTTTTTCATGTTGTTCATGCGAAATCATCTTCAAGTGTGCTATATAGTGTTTATACATTTATTTTTTCGTATACGTTCTGCGCAATTCTTTTACAACCTGTGTTTCTCGTTTTTCTTTCAGATATTGTAAAATATAGTCTACCTGTTCCTTTTCTGATAGAATTTGCCCTAAACAACGTTCGATGTATCCGAAACTCAATGCGGTTTGCTCTTTCTTTTCCACAAATCGAAGTTCTCCGTCATGAATTCCAATTTTTTTATCCAACAATTTCGCCTTTTCCATGTAGTCGTAAATTCGGCTTTGAAGATCGTTTTTCATTTCACGCATTTGTTTTGTTTTTTCATTCACCACTTTCAACTGTGTATCTAGTATTACCCATTTTTTTATATCTTCCGCGAATTGTTCTCGACTTGCCAATATAGGTTGGGCAATAATGGATTGTTGTGACTGTGTGTCAGGTTGATTTGTTATCATAAAAAATATATATAATAATAACAAATTTGCATATAGGTCATTTACGCGCGGTTCTTTTTTGACGCACGCGACCCTTTCGATTTGCGCAAACTCTTTTTGCCGCCCTTTTTCATCTTGCGCGAACTCTTTTTGCCACCTTTTTTGTTACGGCGCGAGTTGCGCTTGCCGCCGAATCTGCAAGATTCCGACCCAGCCGTCTGCACCTGCGCACCAGGCACAGGTTCGGGTTCAGGTTCGGGTTCAGGTTCGAGTTCAGACGCGACTTCAGGTTCGAGTTCAGATGCAACTTCAGGTTCGAGTTCAGGTTCGAGTTCAGGTTCGAGTTCAGGTTCGAGTTCAGGTTCGAGTTCAGGTTCGAGTTCAGGTTCGAGTTCAGGTTCGAGTTCACCGGCGGCGTATTTCTCTTCTTCCTTATCGCCATCGGCACCACCTTTCTTGTATAATTTCGCAGCATCTTTCAATGCATTTTTGAATTTATAGTCCGGGTTTTTTTTGCTGCGGTCGCGAAACAATTTGGTGACAAATGTTGTCCAGGCTGTCATAGTTTACGTATATAATATTGGCAGAAAATATTATATATCAATCATGTCATGAAATACGCATTTTGGCATTGGTTGCGAAGAAATCATGGGAATACATATTGCTAAAGTCACCAGGGTGAGTCGTTGGTGATTTATCGTTTTTGTGTTTTGCCATGACGCTTCTTCGCCGGTTTCCCTTTTTTTTGTGACTTCGAAAACGGGTTGATGTACATTAAAAACGCAGGGATCTTGAACTGGCGTTTCAACATGTTGCGTTTCTTCCCACCCTTCATCGCGCCATTTGCTGCCGGTGCTTGTGCTTGCACAGACGTATTGTTAGTAGCAATCACATTTCCATATTGAGATCCAGCGTGTTGTTGCCCGACATCACCATACACGGCTTTCGCAAAGTCGGCAGCACCATCTCCGCCGCGTTGTTTTTTGCTAAAGCGTTTTCCGCCACCACCAACAACAGGACTAGGTGTTGTATTAGGGTCGCTAAGCGCGGGTGCTCCCATGGCAATCACATTACTATATTGAGAACCAGCATGGTGTTGACCAGCATCACCATATACGGTTTTGGCGAAATCAGCAGCGCCATCTCCCCCACGCATAGAACGCTTTTCCTTTTTTTGCATTTTTCTCGACATCCTATACTTTATAGAAAGATTAAATTCTTCAATGGTCAGATCCCAGTAACGATTTGAAGGGACGCTGGTATATATTCACGGGCGCGTCTTTACACATCCGACAGCATTGTAACGATTGTGTTTGGTTTTTTGAGAAAATGTAATAACAAAAATAGATTTGCTAAAATGATGAAAATTAAAAACACATTATACAAACATATCAACCAAAGATACACATATAGTTCGTTGTATACAATATTAACAATCGGTTTAATGATGTCTTTTACATCCTTTCGTATATCTTCATTCTGTAAAAATTCAATACATGTGTCTTTTATATTTTTCATTCCTACATAAACGAAACAAAATGGATAGACATACTAAACGCAATGCGAAGCACGGATGTTGCGAAGCACGCACTGCTAGATGGAAGAGGCATATTTTTTGCATTTTGGATTCTACGGTCCAAATATAAGACAGTAAGACATTGACCATGCAAAATTTACCCATCGAAATTGTGAATAAAATATTGTGCTATAAGACAGAACTCGAAGATCGAGTTTGGATTCCGCATTATACACACCGACACAGACTTACGTATCGAATAAATAAATATTCCACAAAACTAGAGACGTTGCGAAAATGCATGATGAACAAGGTGGAGTATCCCATGCCTGTCCGTTATTCTTATTACGGCGACGGATATCACGCAACCATTTTTCTTTTTCACATTCGTTTCTCTCTCATTTTTTCATATATTTTGTCTCGTATATATGCGTCAGCGCCCGCATAGAATTTTATCCAGAAAGAGAATAGATAGAATTATGCAACACATTTTTGATACCAATGAAACATTTCATTTTGAGAACATAACACTTGTGAAACCAACGGTTATGGCAGGCGGCAACCATTTTATACGATTTCTCGCGAACCAACAACCCATTTATATTCAACCGCCAAAATGCAAAACAAAACAGGGGATCTTACGTGTAGGTAAACGTTTTTACACTGATTTGGTGTTTACGCACGAAAACGAAAAGTTTATCCAATGGATGGAAAATTTAGAGACTTATTGCCAGGAATATATTTATAAGAATCGAAAGGAATGGTTTGATGGCGAAATGGAAATGCATGATGTTGAAACCTATTTCTCCTCACCCTTGAAAATTTATAAATCTGGGAAATACTACATTGCACGTGTAAATATTACTCCTGTTTTAGGAAAACCTGTTCTCAAAATTTATGACGAACAGGAACAAGAAGTGGCCATGGACACATTGACCGATAAAACGGATATCATGACAATTTTGGAAATACAAGGCATAAAATGCTCGGCTCGTAGTTTTCAAATCGAAATGGAAATAAAGCAAATCTTGGTTCTCCATCCCGTCGATATCTTTGAAAAATGTTTACTCACTCGCAAACAAGAGATTGCAGGGGGTAGCCCATTATTGACCGTGCAAGAGACCAACGGGATACCCACAGTAGAGAACTCGAATGTTACAGTGGAGGTAGATAATAAAAACAGCGCCCTCGAAACCAATATCGTAGATGAGAACACCACGGTTACAGAATCCAACGAGCATGAAGAAACCAATAATATTGTTACTGACCCTTCCCTAGAAGAATATCCTTTAGACAAAATCGATCTTTTCGATGGTATGCAAGAAATCGAAATTCCTTTAGATGAATTGGTCAATAGCGAACCCATACATATTAAAGAAAGGAATGATGTTTATTACGAAATGTATAGAGAGGCCCGGCGTAAGGCGAAAATTGCACGAGATTTAGCACTTTCCTCTTATTTAGAAGCAAAGCGTATCAAAAATACATACATGTTAGACGACATCAATGATAGCGATGAAGATAGCGAGGCGGGATCTGAGGATGGTGAAGAACAAGGAGAAGGAGAAGAAGAGAACATCGAAACGATTTCCGATTCCACGACGGATTTAGAGAAAAAATAAAAGGAAAGGAGGCGGGATCCTTGTAGACATGAATGTCCGATGTAAATAATAATACCATATCGCGCAAAATAATTTTATCAACCTGTTTATATACAGGTATGTTTAAGGATATCCAACGAGGTTTTTTAAAGTTTTTTACAAAAGAACGCGTGATCGTCTTTCTTATATTTTTAGTTCTCATGTGGGGTCTCTTCACCTATTCCGGGTCCAAGACAAACATTCATGATTTGATGACGGACGGATCTGCTGAATCCGCTCCTTCTGCCAAGGCGGCTGCTTCCGCCGGCGCTTCTGCTGGTCCCGCATCTGCTCCCGTTGGTGCCAGTGCTCCTTCTGGATATGCCCTCCAACCCGTTGCCAACCCCAGTGATTTACTTCCCAAAGACCAAAATAGCCAATGGAGTGCGTTGAACCCGAACACAATGAACCAAGGAAACATCCTTATGCCCGATCTTCTCCAAGCGGGTTACCACATTGGTTTAGACACGATCGGTCAAACCCTTCGCAACCCGAACCTTCAACTCCGTTCCGACCCTGTGATCTCGAAGTCCGACATTGGACCCTGGAACCAAAGCACGATTGAACCCGATTATGGACGTGTTCCTTTAGAAATTGGCCAAGGACCTCAATAAAGTTGTGGTCAAATGAATTCTCTAGATATTATAGATCTTCCATTTATAATATCTATGCAAATCCGTCATCATACTTACCCCAACGGATTGCGTGTTATTTATGAACCTTCCAAAACGACCGTTCCTCTAACTTATATTTATTTATACTGCAATGTAGGATCCGTTCATGAACCTGACAATCTACGTGGTGTCGCACATTTCATAGAACACATGTGTTTCAAGGGAACACGTCGTATATCTAACCCCAAAGACATTTTTATAGAATATGATAAAATCGGTGCCGAATTTAATGCATTTACCATAAAACGCACTACTTGCTACATTGTGGTTTGTCAAAATGACTATGTGCATAATTGTCTGTCTATATTGGGCGATATGGTATTAAATTCCACTTTTCCGAAAAAAGAATATGAAAAAGAGTTTGCGGTCGTCGTGGAAGAGAACATTGATGATAGTAATGATTTTCAAGATATTATTTATGAGAATTCCGATGCCTTAGTATACAAGGGAAGTTCCTATGAACACCCCGTGGACTCTATAAAATATCACCCCAAGGAAACCCCGCCAAAGTATGAAGATGTTCTCCAATTTTATCACGCATGTTATCAACCCGATAATATGGTAATGAGCATTGTTTCGACCATGTCCTTTCGGCGAATTCAAAACCTTGTTTCTTCTACGCTGATCGCGAAACAGAAAAGCAATCGCATTGGCGCAGGCCCATTGTCCATTTGCCATGAAATCGCACCTCAATCCGATATACAGTTTCAATTACAAACCAAAAAGGGGGTTACAAATACGTTGCTCACCCTTGGGTTCCGAACCTGCGGTATGGATTCTCCCGATAAATATAAGTTGGAATTATTAAAAACAATATTGATAGGAGGTATGAGTGGTAGATTGTTTATGTTATTACGCGAAAAACATGGGTTGACATATGGCATCGAAGTGGAAACCGAATACCATGAACGAGTGGGTGATTTTACGATATTTACACAAACGGATTCAGCGAAATTATTGCGAAATGGAGACGCGGGGAGGGGAGTTCTCCCACTGATTGTGGATTGTATATGTGATTTGATATCTAATGGCGTTACGAAAAAGGAGTTTGATACGGCAAAAGGAAATCAAAAAGGGAACTATATCCTCCAACAAGCGCGCGATAAGGATCGTGCGGAATACAACGGATTGGAGTGGATCATGCGTGACCGCGTTTGTGATATAACATCGTATGACGACGTTTATACCAAATACATTGAGCCCATAAAACACTCGGATATGAAAGATTTGATCCGTAATTATCTTACACGAGATAGGATGACTGTGTGTTTATTATCTGAAAAATTACCCTCTTTAGGAAGGATACAAGAGAGTTTTCGAAAGATTGCATAGTTTACAGCGTTGCATAGTTTACAGCGTTGCATAGTTTACAGCGTTGCATAGTTTACAGCGTTGCATAGTTTACAGCGTTGCATAGTTTACA